ACGTTACACCGATCAAATTACACGCAAACACGATAACAACGATAAAGGTTCAGCGATTATTTGTACGCCTAAAGATACAATGATAAACGTAATAAATAAACTACGAACGTTAAAGAAAAACAACAGAGCGTATTACCTTTGGAACAAGCCATTACCTAAATGGAATATAATCGATTGGGATTTGTATTTTAATATTTAGTATATTTGTACACATGGAAATGTACAAAAATCATTCAGAGTTTATAAAGTTCGCAATTTATTGCGGTGAAACGATATACCCTGAGGATTTAGTACAAGAGCTTTATATCCATATTCACGATAAACAAGTCAATAAGTCTTTTTGTCTGAAGTGGATATATTGGCGTGTAATGGATTTACGTTTGTTAAGAAAAAAACATCAAAGAATCGATATTTCAGAAATACAAGAAATGGCTGAGGTACCCCAATACGATTACATCGTAAACAACGAACCGCTACAAAACACACATTGGTTTCATAAACGTATCTTTGAACTGTATATCGATCAAGATATGACGATGCGAGAAATAGCAAAGGAAACTAAAATCAGCCTTGGTGTAGTTCACGAATCGATTAAGAAATGCAAAATAAAGATTAAACATTTTTATAATAAATAATATTATGGCAAGACCTAAAAAGAAAATTACAGGACTCGGTGACGCAATCGAAGCAGTTACTGAAGCAACAGGAATCAAAGCCGTCGTTGAAGCAATATCTGAAGCGACTGGAATCGACTGCGGTTGCGACGAGAAAAAGGAAATATTCAACAAATGGGTACCGTTCGGTAAACGTGTAATAAATTGCCCTACCGATGAACAAATCGAGTATTTAAACGTTGTATTTATAGACGGAAAAATCCCAACGACGTTAACGTTTAAACAACGATCAGAATTAATCCTGATTTATAATTACGTTTATAATACACGTATCGAAAACAGTAGCTGTGCCGATTGTTGGAGAGCTTACCTAACCGATTTAAAACGTTTGCTGTAATGAAATCGCTACAACGAAGTATAAAACGTGGTAACGTTAAGATATATCAATCGACGTATATCGTTAACCCTGACGGAACTAAACGCATCGTGTTAAAGAAAAAGACGAAGCGAGGCAAATGGGAAATTATTAATTAATTTGGATTTCAATTTTTTTCATTATGGAACAAAAAAAACAAAGAGGAGGAGCAAGACCGAATTCAGGTCGCATGAAAAAAGATGAGTTAATATCTTTGATCGAATCGATGGATGCTGTATTATTGCCAGAATCTGTTTGGATTGCCCTATCTGAAAAAGTAGAACAAAAAGACGTAAACGCAATCAAGACTTGGTTGCAGTATCGTTACGGAATGCCTAAACAAGTAATTGACCAAAATACAAATCTAAACGTTAACGAGGTTAATTTAAAAGAGTTATTAAACTTTGATAACACTAAACGATAAATATAAACCGTTATTCGTTAACGATAGTAGATATTACATTATAACAGGTGGTAGGGGATCAGCTAAATCTTTCGGGGTTGGTACCTTTGCCACCTTACTTTCGTTTGAGAAAAACCATAAGATATTATTTACACGCCAAACGATGACGTCTGCTCATCTTTCTATTATACCCGAGTTTCAAGAAAAAATCGAGTTGTTAGATAAACAGGATTTGTTTGCTGTAAATAAATCAGAAATAAAAAACACGTACTCGAATAGCGAAATAATATTTCGAGGTATTAAAACAAGTTCGGGAGATCAAACAGCAAATTTAAAATCTTTACAAGGTATTGATACTTGGATATTAGACGAGGCTGAGGAACTTGTCGACGAAAGTACGTTTGATAAAATAAATCTTTCTATTCGTAGCTCGAAGCATCAAAACAGAATTATACTGATATTAAATCCAGCAACTAAAGAACATTGGATATATAAACGTTTCTTTGAAGACGCAGGAGTACAGGAAGGATATAACGGAACAAAAGACGATGTTACCTACATACATACAACGTATTTAGACAACGAAAAAAATCTTCCTAAGTCTTTTATCGACGAGATCGAGAAAGTTAAGCAAACGAATCCTATTAAGTATAATCACGTAATACTCGGCGGTTGGTTGAATAAAGCCGAAGGAGTTGTTTATACCAATTGGCGTATCGATGCGTTTAACTATACAGATTATATTTACTTCGGTCAAGATTATGGATTTTCAATCGATCCGTCAACGTTGGTAAAATGTGCCATTGATAAATCGAATAAACGTATTTACTGCCAGGAATTGTTATATAAACCTGGATTGACAACGTCGCAGTTATCAGTCGAAAATAAACGTTATGCTGGTAATCAGTTAATTATTGCCGATAGTGCTGAACCTCGTTTGATCGAGGAGTTACGTATGCAAGGCTGTAATATAAAAGGAATATCAAAGCCAAAGATTATCGAGCGTATTGCGTTGCTACAGGATTGGGAAATTATTGTAACGCCTGACTCAACTAATTTGATTAAAGAATTAAACAACTACGTTTGGCACGATCGTAAATCAGAGACGGCTATCGATGATTGGAATCACTTACTGGATCCGATTGGTTACGTATTATGGGAAGTAATCGGAGAACCAAACAAAGGAAAATATTACATACATTAATAGAACAATATTTAATTTAAAACGTTGTATAAATATGAAAATAGAAATAGAAGTTCCAGACAGTTTACAGGAAATTACACTTTTAAGATTTCAGAAATATAGCAGGTTAATTTCAGAGAACGAACAAAGCGAGTTTGTAAACCAAAAGACTATCGAAATATTTTGCGGTTTAGACTTCAAAGAAGTTGGTAAGATTAAAATGAACTCAGCAAATCAAATCTTAAATCATATCAATAATTTATTCGATGCTAAACATAAATTTGTTAAATCGTTTTTTATCGGTGGTATTGAGTTTGGTTTTATCCCTGATTTAGAAAATATATCTTTAGGCGAGTACGTCGATATCGATACTTATTTGCCAGACGTTCAACAATGGCATAAATTGATGGCTGTATTATATCGACCTATTAAAAGTAAAAGTGGGCATATGTACGAAATCGAGGAGTATAACGGATCGGATAAATACGCAGACGTTATGAAGTTTTCTCCGATGAGTGCCGTTTTAGGTTCGCAGGTTTTTTTTTACAATTTAGGGATCGAGTTAGTGAAATATACAATGGACTCTTTACAAGAATTGAGTCAAACGGAGCAGGAGATTATTCAGCAACATCTCAATTTGGTCAAAGGTGGGGATGGTACCAGTCAATATATGCACTTGCTGGATCAGATATACTCAAATTTGACGCTATCACTAAATTAACAATGCATCAAGCCTTTACGTGGTTAACGTTTGAAAAAGAGAAAGTAGAATTAGAAAATAAACAATTAAATGATATACAACGCAATAGATAAAATCAAATCGTATTTAGCAGATAACGATTTAATAACAACGATAACTGAAGGAGATATATTCGAGGTTGATTTAAACAAACAAACTTTATTTCCGTTGGCTCACGTTATTATGGGTAACGCTACACGATCGTCGAACGTTTGGCAGTTGGATTTTAATATATTGTTTATCGATATATTAGACGATACTAAAAGTAATAAGGTTGATGCCTGGAATAAAATGTTCCAAGCTCAAGCGAGAGTCTGCGAATTGTTAGAGCGAACAGATAACACGTTTGTTTTAACAGGCAATCCTACTGCTGAGCCGTTTACAGAAAGATTTGAAAACGATTTAGCAGGATGGAGTTTATCCTTCAGCGTATTATTTGCAAACGATATGACGATATGTTAAAAGAAGTTACTGGAAAGGCTTTAAATGATTTCGGTAAAAACGTGATAAAACAATCACGATCTAATTTAACACGTGCTAATGCTAAAAACAAAGGCAATCTATATAATTCGTTAGCTTTTAATTTATCGATCGGTAAATCGTCGTTTACGTTAGCATTTAGTATGGAAGATTACGGTCAATTTATTGACGAAGGAGTACGAGGTGCTAATCCGAGCTCAGTTAAAAACGGAAAACAAAAAGCACCAGGAAGCCCGTTTAGTTTTAAGAATAAAAAACCACCGATGCAACCGTTGATGGAATGGGCTAAAAGTAAAAATATAAGGTTGCGAGATGCAAAAGGAAAATATACAAAAGGTAATTATCGAACAATTGGTTTCATTTTACAGAAACGAATATTTGCACAAGGTATTAAACCTACTTTATTTTTTACTAAAGCTTTTGTAAGTTCTTTTAAAAGTTTACCCGACGAAGTTGTTGAAGCATATAATTTAGATATACAGGAATTTTTAAAATACACAATAAAGAAATGAAAGTAATAGCAGCAAGAAGCCCTTACATAATCGAGATAAACGAAGCGAATCAAGTAGGTTCTAAATTAGAATTATTTATTTGGCATAAAGGAGAAACTGAACCAACTACTCCTACTTATACTTTGAGTAAATCAATTTCAAGTACAGTAAATCGAAGTACCGTTTATAATATAGCTCAATACATTTTAGAGAATATTGAAATAATCAATCCACAAGATACAACTGTACCTACGCAAGAGGATGATAATGTTTGGTGCTTTGCTAAAGTTAAACGTTACAAGTTAATCGGAACTACTTACACGCTTTTAGATACTACAGAATATATCGGTGTTGAAGGATATTCCAATTATATGGATGGAGCTAACGATTTAGTGTCTGAACAATCGAGAGTACTTTTGTATAACAATGCAATAACGCATAAATACAATACTCGTTATGGTTATTTTAATTTATTAATTTTAGGTGACCCTGAGTTTCCTTTGAACGTAGAATATCAAGATGTAGCAAGTATAGATTTATTTTTAACTGCTGGAGAAATTTACAATTATAAAATACCTTTTATTTACGATGATACTTTCTCTGATAGAATTGTATTAACTCAAGAAGATAGCTTTGCTGTTATAAACGTAGAGCAAGTATGTGAACCAAAATATACTCCTGTAGTTTGTTCGTATATTAACAGATTTGGTGG